CAAAGGAATAATGTGATCAACTGTTAAGTCTTGACTTGTGCAACCTGCAATAGAACAGAAAGGTTGTTGCTCTCTTAGTTGCTTACTTAACTTCTTCCAACTGTAATCGTAGCCACGCTGCGTACGGGTAGGCCTAGCTCTTTCTTTTATTCGCTGGCAGTCAACGCATCTACTTGCTCGCACTACCTTGCCACATCCAGCACAAGGTCTAGGCAACACCATCTGTTCGCTCCAAGTATTCAATGGCAAGTGATAACAATGTTGTGCTATCTTTGAAATTGCCTAATCCAATGTTGCAATGATTACATAACAAACCGCGTATCTTATTTGTTTCGTGATTATGGTCAACACTTAACTCACGCTTCATACCTGTTGCAGACATACCACATATTGCACACGAATTGTTTTGTTCTACTAATAACTTTGCATAATCAAATGTAGATAAGTTTGTTACTCTGCGTTGTAGTTGTCTGCAATCAATGCAAACATTGCGTTTGCGGTTTCCTGTTCGTCTGTCTGTGTGGTAATCATCTAAATCTTTATCTATCTTGCATTTAATACATACTTGCGTATTACTCATCATCCTCTTGCACTGCCTCTAAATCCTCATTGACCACACAATAGCGATTGTAAGCATCAAGAGTTGAGTTAGTCGCTCTCATCAACAATGTTTCAATACCTTCAAATGACATCTGCTGATCTGTTGTTATGTCTGTTGAGACATCACCAATTGTAACTGCAATGCTTAACATTTGGTCAGCTCCAATCGGCTATCAAGTAAATCATCAATGAACTTATCAACGATGTGTTTCTTAGAATCAATTGCATTGGCGCGTGTAATGATGGCGTGTGATAACGCCTCATCTATTTCTTGTATTGTCTCGGTATCCATACCTATCCCATAAACGAATAAAGCCCAAACCTATTGGCTGGGCTGATTAAGTAGATGGCAATACCTGTTAACGAAAGTGTAGCAAGAGATTGTGAACTTTTCTGTCAAGTTTTATCTGTGCGCAATAACACCAGCCAAGTCATACAACGCACCCCTGCGCTCTATATTGTGTGCCTTAATAATCTTATACACCTGGCGTTGCGTGATGCCAAGCCATAGCGCAATTGCCTCGACATCAAGAAAGAACTTGCGGTGGGGATTGCTCATCGCAAGAGCCACCAATCGAAGCACTGACCAAGAATTCTTGCAGCCGTAACAAGTGACATCTTTCAACAGGTCATCGGCATCAATGACAATGAACTTATGGCAATCATCGGTGGGGCAGGGAATACGGCGCGGTTGTTCCACAAAGCGCTTTGCAGCAGCCAAACCCTTTGAATGTTGTTCTTTAATCTCAATGTAAAAATCGCCAATCCAATCCTGATCTATTGACCAAAAGATGTGAGCTACTTGGAAATCACAGGCAGTCTGCACCTCTTGGTCAATCGTTGGCTCTTTGCGCAAGAAGGCAGGCGGTGTCAGCCGCCTTGCGCTACGAATCATTGACTCCCAACTATGCAAGATGCCTAGCAACTCACCTGCCATTGAGTAATCAAGTGCGTTAACATTGACACCGATAGAGCGTTCAGCGCTGACTGCGCCACTGCCTGACCTGCCAGGTGCTACAAAATGCTCAGACTCACGGCGCAGTTGCGGTATCTCTCGCAGCCATTGGCAAAGGTTAAGGTAGCAACTCTTGCAGGCGTTACTGTCAAGGGTTGAGCGCTGGCAGATGTTGCAGTTCAAAATGGCACCTCACTGGTAGTTCCTAAAGGTTCCCTTGTGGAACCAAAGTAGTTGGGCGGTTGTTGGCCAAAGACTGTCAGCGCTCTGCAGGTGTGGGTGGCAAGCACGATTGGCGCTGCCACATTCATCCGCGTTGCCATCCTTCGAGTTGCCTCAAATGAAAGGGAGGTGCGATGGATTTGGTAGGTGGCGATGCCAGCCGTGAGTGCCACTAACTCATCTGCAAGGTTGAGTCGGTTCGTATCAAGTTTGATGTCGCATCGGCTAGTTGCACTGACCCCTGCCCAAATGAGATTGCCGCAGTTTCGGCAATCAATGGGTTTGAAATCTAACTCACTCATTGGGCGTTCCTGACCCGATCGTGATGGTGTACCTATTACCGCTTATATACATAAGCGGTACAGTACGCACACCGATCACGCTCAATACTGCCTCTGTACCTAAAATAAAAAGGTACACAAAAGGTACAGTACGGTACACCTCAGTTCACCTTCAATTGTGTGATTTCGGCATCTAAAAGGTTGAAATGGCTCTTGCCTAAGTCGGTGATGTAGAGAATGAATGACCTGTCATTGCCACGGTTTTCTATCCAGCCACCTGCCAACAGGTCTGACAATCTCTCGCCAATGGCATCCTTCGACCCAGTAATGCCTTCGGCAATGAATCGGCGGGTACATCCAGGATGGTTGTGGATAAACTCAGCAACCTCTTTTTGCTTCTTGAACTCTTTGTTGCTCTCTAGCTCGTCCTCAAGCAATGGCACACTAATCACATACTCAATCTGCGCCCTAGTCGAGTCAATGGTAAATACTGCTGCCTCTTGGGTTCTATCTGATTTGCGCCACATACCTGCAATCTTGCGGATGAATCCTGGGCGATCCTTAGTCACTCTCATTGTCAGCGTGCCAGTTCGACCAGGGGCAAGTGCTTCCAATGGCTCTACCAGGTACGCAGCGCCATCTATGGTTGCTAACTTTGCCTGCCCGCCGATGGCAAATCGCCCCCGTGTCTCTGCGTTCTTTGTGATGTGATCAATAAGCACGACGGCAGCGCCACTGGCGGTGGCTACTGTTCTTGGGAAAATGCGCATCCAACGGGTAATGGCATCGTTGTCTTTGGTTTCTCCGCCCCACATTGTCAATGACTCTGTTACGCCGTCAATGATGATGAGTTCAGCCGATTGTGGCTCTAGTATTGCCTGCCAATAAGGGTCATCGGCATCGCGTGGACCGTCAGGGCGAATGTAGGTGAAGTATTGCAGCAGGTTTGCCCTTGATACGCCTAGTGACTTCATGCGCCCCACCACATCTGAAGCATCTGATTCAAAATCTATGTAAATTACCTTTTTGTCAGCCTTGAGGCACTCAGCACTGGCAATTTGTGCTACCCATGATTTACCTGACTCTGATTCACCATAAATAGAGTGAACGCGGCCATTGTAGATAAGGCCGTGGCCATCGGTGCGCTTGAGGATGGTGGCAATCGGTGCTTGGAATAAGCCGTCAAAGTAATCCTTCAGGGCGATTGGCTTCCAACTGGATTCATCATCGCTAGGTAATGGTGGGCTTTGCAATGTATTTGTGGGCATCAGTGCATTGCTTGAATCAAAAGAATTAAGACCCTGCGCCCCGTAGCCTTGATTGCGTAGATCATTGGCTGCCGCTTTGAAGTCTCCACCGTGTTTAAGTGTGGCATAAAAGGCAAACTTAGAATAGGAAGTCTCTGATTCAAACTGTGTGCTGGTTGTAAAGACAAAGAACTTATCGTTGCCATTAAAGTTTGTGGTGGCGCTGATGCCTTCGGCCTTGCCTGGTCTGCGCCATACTGTTGCCTCATTCTTGCGATAGACAACTGCCCAGCCAAGAGGCACAAGCAATTCTTCCCAAGTGTTGCGGGCGTTGTAATCATCTCCAGGGGTGAGGATGCCATCGTGCTTCGTTGCCACTTCTTGCTGGATGGATTCAGCTTTAGGCATCTCATCAAACATTGCAAAGATGTTATGCAACGCTGATCTCTGCTGCATTGTGATTGTCGGGATGGTTTCAATTGAGCCACCGATAAGAACCCAGTTGCCACCACTAGGATGAGTGGCACCGCCACTCGGCGCGGTGATTGTAAAGCCACCTTCGCTTCGCGTTTCAGCCCATACATCCACACCGCCATTTTCGCCAGGCTTACGCGCTAACTTAGTGTTACCTGGTAGTTCACCATTGGATACACGATATAGCCAATGAAGCCCGCCTGATGGTGTCAGTTCAACATAACCAGCGTTCAGGCTATCCCACAAATCTGCAAGCCCTGAGTTGTTTGCAATCTCTGCAATCTCAAGGTGCATCTTTTCGGCTACTGCGCGACCTTCAAGTTCAAGCATCTCTAAGTTACCTGATACCTTGCCAGTGATAACACCAATGCCATCAACGCCATCTTTGAACCACATCAACAGTTCATCAGCAATAGGCAGATGCTCTTGGAATCCTTGCCAAGCAAATGCAGGTCGCTTTGAACCATCGTTGGCAGTTGGAACAACTGAGATGCCTTGAGCTAGAAAGCGCAGAGCAATTGGCAAAAGATTACTCATTGTGTTCCCCTTTGCAATTACATTCAATTAAAGTTAGGCAATCAGTACAGATATGATGCGGACCGTCATCGTTTCCACAATTAACGCAGGAATCACTCACCAATCTGCGCCACCATTCGTTCAATAATCCAACTCACAACAGGCACCGCTACCGCGTTGCCCATTTGCTTGTATCGGTTTGAATCTGCCTGTCCATCAGTCCAGTTGTCAGGGAACCCTTGTAGGCGCTCACATTCAACTGGCGTAAGTCTGCGCACCATACTGGCATTAGGTGAGATTGTATGAAAGTTTGAGGTTGATAAAGTAAACGCTGTTTTTGATACCAATGGACCTTTGCCACCACCTGGCTTGCCTTCTCTGTCGCGCATTGCTAAAGGTTCCTCTGCAATGACAACTGCAGGTGCCTGTTGCCTATCTAATGTGTATGCAGGTGCGCCTTCATCACCAATACCAGTTCCGTTTTGGTGCTTTTCTAATTCTCTTGCATCGTCAATTGGATAAACAACTGCCATTCCTGCGCCCCCTGTTCTAAGTGTTGGTGAATTTGTTTCACTTGCTTGTATATCTAAACCTTGAGTGTGGCTAAAAATTAAAACTGTCGCAAATGCCTCACCATTGTTATCCATTGCGTTCAATGTTGGCACTACGCCCCCCGCTATCCACGATTCATAATCGGTAACACTTTGCGCTCGCTTAGCTTTGGTGAAGAACAACATTATCTTCAGGTCTCTTGTATGAAGTAGCAGTAAGTGTTGTTACACCTTCAGTGTATTTTGCAAATCCTGATTGACCATAAACTGCGCCATCAAGTAATAAAGTTTCACTGCCACCACCTAGATCACCGCCACCTGCTCGCAATGTTGCTGAGACTTTTTCATTTTCTGTGTATTCAGCAAAACTTGATGGACTAAATGAAGTCACTGCTGCGCTACTGTCTCCAGCGCTTGTTGCAATTGCGGTGGCAGTGTCTTTTCTCTGCGATTTGCCCTGCGCAAGATACCCTGCGCGGCTTTCGGCGATAGCGAGTATTTCTTCAGGTGATCGCCCTGTGTCTCCAAGACATCCGACAATGAACACTCTACGGCGGCGTTGGGGAACTCCGAAGTGTTGAGCATCAAGAACCCTGTACGCGACCCGATACCCGCGCTCGACCAACGCTTCAAGAACAACGGCCATGTCTGCACCGTTGTTCGAGTTAAGTAAGCCAGGCACATTTTCGAGGATAAAGTTTTGCGCTCTTGTTTCGTCAAGCAATCGGCAGATTTCCCAGAATAATCCTGATCGAGAACCACCCAATCCTGCTCGTTTTCCAGCCACTGATAAATCTTGGCAGGGGAATCCGCCTGTGATAATTCCTGATTGTGGAATAAATCCTGCTGCAATGAGTTGTTCACCTGTGACCCCCGTTATGTCTCCGAATATGGTTGATTGTGGAAAATGCTTCTTCAATACTTCTTGTGCCTTTTTATCTATTTCAACTGATGCAACTACTTTTACACCATTGCGCTCTAGTGCTAAGTCGAAGCCACCAACGCCTGCAAATAAACTAACTGCAGTTCTCATCTCTACCCCCGTTCGCTAATCTTGCGTGGCGTTGCAGGAATCGAACCTGCAGTTGCATCCCCCGATGCAATCCCTCATCTGTGAACCATCACAACGCCGATCTCTTGGGGCAGAAAGGAAAAGCACCCCAAGAAGTTTAGTTAGTCGGTTTTGCACCTAACTGCGCAAGCAATGCTTGAACGGCTGGGTCGTTGATGTTGGCGGCGGCAGGGGCTGCTGCAACTGGCGCAGGCGCTGCACCAGCGTTGCCAATAAATGCGTTTGCCTTTGCCACTGCATCGGCATCGCCTGTTGCATCTATGAGAATCCACGGCGCAGACTTTCCAGGCTTTGCTTGGCCCTGTCCGATACGAGCCAATACCTTTTGGCCAATTTTTGTTTTCAATGCGTTCTTCAAAGCTACATTGAAGAACAAAACTGATTCGTGATTGAAGCCTGTATCTAAATCATTGATACGAACTTCAATTGCATCGGCATCACCGTGAACTGTTGGGATGCCAGTTTTGTATTCAATTGCTTCAAGAATCAACAGGTGGCC